GCAAAAGCCGATGAAGCAGTAATATCTTGAATGTATTCTCTATGTCTTAAACAAACACCTTCTTTACTTTTATTTTTAAGTTCGGGTGGTGAATAAGTTGGTCCTAATAAAGTATTACCTTTTATTTTATAATCCCCGTATCCAAAGTATTTAGCTACTTTTTCTACTTGGTTTCCTAATTGTTCCCCAGCTATGTGGCCTATATACTGACCACCAGCTGCACCAATTGAAGCAAACTCTTTGGGAAAATCATACTTTCCATAACCAACAATTTTATTTTTATTTTTGGTTCTATTTTTAAGGACTCTTTTTCTTGCGTTTCTATTGTTCTTGGCAGGCTTCATGATCTGTTTTTATTATTGGGACAATCAAACATTATATCTTTTAATTCACTAGAATAAATGCTATAAAAATTTGTCTGATCACTATTGCAATAAATCAATAGGTCCCCTAGATCTAATGGAGATAAATCATTTTTATTATCTAAAGTATTTTCAATTTTGATTTGAACATCAACAGGAATTTTGAAAACTTTTTCCATGAGAAATCTCGTATTTATTCCTACTTCTTTTTGTGGGAAATTGTTACCATAAGTTTCTATCTGTATACGTAATCTATCCCTCTTCCATTGGCAAAATTCTAAAGGTATCTTAAATCCATAAGAATTTGTAATTCTTAATCCATATTTTGCTAATGAATTTAATATAGGACAACCCGGATATTGATACGCTAATGACATAGATTTAGCTCTTAATAATTTCATTAATTTTGACTTTTTCGCGTCTTTATATTTTCCGGATGTCCAACCGAAGTCCAACAAACTTGAAATTGGGTCTATTACATTAATCATTTCATCTTCATCTGCAATAATACCACAAAATGAAGCTTCAGTCAATTTTTCAAATTTGTTAATCTTAATTATAAAACCTAATTTAGCATAATCTTCGGCGGTAGGACACTTACCGTAAAAAGTGAATATACCATCATCTCCTTCCACTTTTCCACGGAAGCTTTTTAATTTTAATTTATGAGCTATAAATAAATTTACCATCAAATTAGTAAAACCATTTCCTAGACTGGTGCACATTTCACCTGACATTCTAGTGGCTTCAACTATAAGTCTAAAGAACTTACTGTAACAAAAATTTCTTCCCATTAGTACACTCGAAACTAATTTATACCACATTTTATCTGGTAGGTTTTGAGTCATGTATTTATACAATTGCATCTCACAACTTTCCATTATAATTTTAGTAAATAATGCTTCAAATGAAGTATAATCAGTACCAATAATTGTACTATCGACCTGGAATAAGTCTTTTTTAATTAATTCCGCTCTTAATTCCACAGGTACATTTTTGATAAACCAATCTAATTTGTATAATTCTTTTTCTATTAATTTGAAAATAGGTGCAACCCTAACTTTAAAAGCATCACATCTAGAATTAATGGCTCTAGGGTACTTATAAGTTGGATAAGATTCATCTTTTTGAAA